TTCAGCAGGGAATGGATCGTTAGCAATATAATCAATCGCTTGTGTTTGTGGTGATGCTCTTCTTATCACAACTGTTTCTGTAGCAGTTGGAATATTACCAGCTGTAAATACAATAGTTCCACCAGAAGCAGAACCTGCACCTGTAACTGTGTAGTGAGTAGTTAAAGTTTTAACTGTTTCAGTTGCTGTAGCATCCCTAATAATAACTTGAATATCAGCGTCTGCAAATATCTTAAAAGTGTAGTTGAAGGTATCGAGAGTACCATTACCTGCGTAGGAGTTCTTTACTGTGGTTGAAGATATTGTCATATTGTTTCTCTATATTAGATTATAAATCCTTTGTCTATGGTTTTATATAATTATAAAAATCTTGTCCAGTAGCTCTTTTTGTATATCCTTCAAGTCTATCAAAGTAACCAGGATCTAATATATCTTTTATATGATAACCAATCAAATAATTATAAACTGGTCTTAGATACCATATATCTATAGGAGTATTAGCTTCAAATAATCTATATGCTTTTAATCCTGCTTTATCAAATTTACCTTGAGCAGTATTTTTTAAAACATTTATTAATCCTTCTAAATCAGCAAATGCTGGACCAAGTATTGTAGATGCTGCACCACCATTTGATCTGCTAATTTCTTGATATAAAAGATCACCAATAATAGAAGCTCCACCACCTTTAGCCATAGAAGCTGCCATAGTTTTTGGATCAGTAGGATCTCTAGGTTCTTTACCCATAAGCATATCTGCAAATGATAAACTTGCATAACCAAAAACAGTTCCAAGAACAGTATAATATGTTAATGCTGGAAGATAATTACTTGCTTTAATATCTTCTCCAGAACCTTTTACTAAAACCTCTAATTTTTTAGTATATACAGTTAATGGAAAAGATTTAAATTTAGTTATAAGTCTAGCCAACAATCCAGAGGTACTTCCTCTTGTTAATCCTTGATTTAAATAAGCTCTTTCTCTAGCACCAGGCTCAAGAATACCCATGTGAACTCTACTATATAAAAACATTCTCCATCTCGATTGAATTTCATTTCTAGTTTGTTTAATTTTTGCATCACTAATTTTTGTTAATTTAGGTTGTGTTTTTTTTAAATAATCAATTATATTATCTTTAGGAAGTTCAGCTAAATCATCAATAGTTAATAAATCATAACCTTCAAATTTTTTTAAAGTTGTTTTTCTCATCATGTTCCACATACTGTCATCAATACCATATAAACCTAAAATTCTTTGAGTCTGTTCTGATAATTGATTCCAATTATTTTTCCTTGCTAAAATACCATAATGATTTTGATAAGATAAAAATACCCCAGACTTCATTCTTTCCATTAAGGCTTTAAAACCAGTCCACTTGTAAAACCCAGCTCTAAATTTTGCAACATTACCAACCATATCTTCATTGATTGTAGCGTGTTGACTAACACCACTAACAAAATTGTCAGCAAATAAACCAAATGGTTGTAATACTTCTTTTAATTGTTTTTTATTTGAAGATCTAAATAATTCGCTAAAAACAATTTTTAGAGGTTGAAGAATATTCATGTCGTCATGTTTAACTTGTGTCATTATATTTGGAATATCTCCAAAAAAAGATGTTGGTGCTATAGCAGTTAATTTACCTGCTTCTTGCATTATTCCTATAATAGATCCTATTTTAGCTCTTGTATTTCCATGACCAGCATTAATTGATCCATCAAGTTGCATCATATTTTTTCTAAAATTTTCAACACTTAAATCTTTTGCAACACTTCCACCATAATGATTTTGATAAAGACTAACAAGATCGTCTAGAAACAACTCTGGATTTGTTGACATTATATCCATTAATCCAGCATTTTGTCCAGCTCTTAAAAATCCTTGCTCTAATGAAGTAACATAATCTCCGTAACCATATTTTTGATTATACTCAAAAAAAGATTTACCATCTTTAAAATGAAAGATTCTTTCAGCACCTAGTTTAGTTGCTATATCTTTTGATTTAATTTTACTTCTAGTTCCTAAGGGAGTTAATGTATGACCAGATAAAATATTACTCCATGATTCACCTAAAATTTTATTAATCTCATCATCATTTTTACCAGGAAAAACTCTATCTAAATCAAGTCTATTTTTTATATCTTCTATCCATTGTGCTTTATGAGTAGCTTCATTGGTAACATCATCACCTGCTGCTCTCATCATTTTTTCACCAACATGACTATTACTAAAAACATGATTTGGATTTCTTTTTATGTATGCTCCTAAAGAATTTAAATCATCTAAATATATATCATTGTATTTTTTTCCAATTTTAGCTATATCGTAAGCATTTTGATTTCCAGTAATAGGTTCATCTTTTGGAAGAGGTTGATTATTTTCAATCATTTTTTTCTTTTCTTCTTTTGTAAGTTTTAAAAAAGGATTGTCGTGATGTTCTATGTAAATAAAAGGTTGTAATTCTTCTCTTGTTATTAAATCATCTAATCCTAAATTTGAAATTTCTGTTTCAAATCCACTTCTATATTTATTTTTATATAAAACTTGTTTGTTATCTACAGAAAACTGAGAAAATTTTTTAGATGAAGATGTTCCAACTAAAATAGAATTTATATGCTCTTCTGGTTTTCCATTAAAATGCTCAATACCAATAGCAAATTGCTCATATACTTTTATTCTACGATTTAAAAGATTTCTTTTTTTTTGTAATTTTATTTTTTTCTCTTCATCAAAAACTTCTTTTGCAATTTTATCTTCTGTTGTTCCTAATTCTTTTAATGTTTTTTTTTCATCTATTTTATTTTGAATTTTGTTAAGAATATCTTTAGCTTCTTCATTACTAAAAGTATCTTTAACAGCAGATTGTATTTCTAATAAACATTTATCAATACTCATTATTATCCTTTTCTAGTTAAACATGACAATCCAACTTTTATTCCTTTGAATATATCATCTTGTTTATCAAGAGAATTATCTATTTCTTTTATACTTGCATTAATAGAATTTAAATAATTACTCATAACAGGAAATCTTTCTTTTGCTAATACTTCTAAACCAGAAAATTCATTTGTTAAATCATCTATTTCAGATTGTAAAGATTTTACATCCTCAACATCTATTTGTTTGGTTAAATCAAATTTTGTTTCAATTTCTAAATTATCATCAGTAAAATTTCTATAATCAATATTATTAACATCTGATAATTTTCCTTGAGAATCCAATCTTTCTTTATTAACTTGTAAAGCCAACTCTATATCAGACTCTGGATTTAAATTTAATTTATTTGCACGATTAACCATTGCACCATTTTTAATTTCAAATCCATCTGGATTAGAATACATTGTTCTTAACTGTTCTAATTTTCCTAAAGTATTATAACTAACATTAGTTCCTCTTTGTCTTGCAAATTGTCTTTGTTCTATAGAATTTTTAATTGCTGCTTCTTGACCTCTATCTTCTAAAACTTTAATTTTTTTATTTAATGAATTAAGTTTGGCAATATAAGGAATTAAATTTTTATCTTTATCAATAATATCTAAATCTATTTCTTCTTTTCCTTCAGTTACTTTTTTGTATTTTTTTTGCTGTAGTTTTTTTTCAAGAGCATCATATTGTTTTTTTAATTTTTGTAATTCTAATCTTTGTGTTTTTGGTAAATTAGATTCTATTTGTTGTTGTAATTTTTCTGTAAATTCTTTTATAGCTTTAATATTTTTTGCTTTTGGTTGTGCATCAGCATCAATAACATTTCCTAAATTTGCTTTTAATGTAGCTTCACTAATATGTTTTATTCTTAATTGTCTATCTCTTTCTATTTTTGTTTGTTCTAAGAATTCAGCAGCATTAATTCTTTTGCCTTGAAGAACTCTACCAATGGAATATTTAACTAAATCTTCTTTTAATTCTATTGGAGCATTTTCAATATCATTATAAATATTATCTTTGCCAGTATATTTTTTATATACATCTCCAATTTTTCCTAAACCAAAATTTAATCCAGAACCTAATACAGCACCAAAAGAAATATTATAAAGAGAATCTATAAATCCATAATCTCTTTGTTCTGCTCTTGCCATAGTAAATTCTACAGGTTCAAATAAAGTATTACCTACAGCACCTTCTATTGCTCCTCTACGAAGTCTAGCAGATGTTTTTCCATATTTTCCAACCATTTGTAAAAATCTTGCTTGACCAACAACTGGAATAAGTGAAGTACCAATATTAATAAAATCTGTAAAAGATCCACCTAATCCAGATATAAAATAACTTCCTTGAGCAAAAACATTTTTTGGACCACGAGATATGATGTCTTGTTTTTTTATATCATCTAATCTTTTTTTTATTACAAGATCAACATAACCTCTCTTATGATCTTCTTTAAAAAACAATCCTAATGGAGCATACTGTTCATTAAGTTGTGCCATAGGAATTATTTCATCATCAACATAATCTGCATAAGTTCTTTTAATTGCTCTTTTAAGAGATTTATAAGGAGCATTTTCATTTGCTAAATCAAAAACTGTACCCACAGTTTCTATCCATCCAGTAGGCATTCTATCAAGAGTTGATAAACTTTCTTGATCTGAATTATCAATTACTGAAACATCTAATCCTATCATTATGGTGTCTCTGCGATACCTTCAAATTCTGCGTTTATAAAATTATAAATATCTTTCATATCCATTACATAGCTATTTCCAAATTTATCTTTCATTGATTTAAACTCTCCATCATATTCTAAAAAATTAATTGTTACATTTTCACCATTAATTTTCATTGGTTGAAAACGACCAGATGCTTCTTTAATTCCATATTTTAAACCAACATTTCCATCCATATACCACTCACCATTTTTTTTAAATGTGTCTATTGTTTCTTGTTTTGATATTGGTTTTCCACCTTTACCAATTAATTGAACATCAAAATTAGTTAAATCAATATTATTAAAATAAAGTTTTGTTTCAAATACTTTAGCTTTTGCTTCAATTAAATCTTGATTAACTGGTTTTTCATTAACATCAGTTGGAATATAAAATGTATCATTTGTTAAAATATAATCATTTAAATATCCTTGTGATATTTTATCAGCAGCTTCAGATGTAGAGCTGTATTTATTATCTAACAAACCATTCATTGCAGCATTTTTTAATCCTGTTGTTAGTTTTGCAACATAACTACTGTTTCTTTTAAAGCCTTCTGGTTGATTTGATATTACATTTTGTAAAGGAGATAAATTTGATTCTATTTTTTTTAATAATTTTCCTTGTATATTTGTTTCTTGTGGATCAAATCTAGCATTTAATAATCTTTTATTATCATCACTTAACTCTCCAAGAATTGCTAGAGATCTTACATCTATATCATTTGATGATATAGCTATTGAAACACCTTCACCAACTTTATTAAATATTTGTTTATTTATAATTGACATTTTATCTCCATATAAAGATTTTAAATTGTCAACAACTTGCAATCTTTGTTTTGATCCAGGAGTTGCATCTATTATATCTTTAATCTCTTGTATTTTATCATTAGGCAAATATGTTCTAAGATCTTTAGGAATTTTTTGTTTATCAAAAACTTCATCTAAAGACTGAACAAAAGTTTTAAATCTAGTTGGATCTGTTAAAGATTGATTGTATAAATTTTTAATCAAAGGATCATTATCTATAAAATATTGTGCAGCACCTTCTTTTTGAATTGTTTCTCTTTTTTTTTTAAATAAAGAATTTGCAAGATTTATTGCTTTTGTATTATCTTTTTCATTTGGAAAAAGTTCTTTTATTTGACTTTCCATTAAAGCACTTGTGTCTGCTTGTTGACCATAAGGTGTTTTAGAAACTAATTTATTTATATTATCATTAAATAAGTTTTCTTGATTTTCTAAAATCTTATTCATAGCAAAATTAATTGCTGTTTTTTTTTGTTCTGGAATATTAGAATATAATTCTGGATTTTCTTTTAATTGTTGTAATAATCCACCTGGATTATTATTTGCTATAATATCTAAAATAGTAGCATCTTTTGTATTAATTAAAAATTTTCTTTTTTCTTCTCTTACAAATTTATCTTGAATTTTACTTACCTCATTATCTATTTCTAAATCTGCTTTAGCTGCAAAACTTGGATCTAACATTATTCTTGTAGACATAGATGAAGCAAAAGTTTCAAACTGTTCTTGATTTTTATTTTCTAAATTATTTCTAGCAGCTTTATTTAATGCTAATAATGTTGAGCTTTTATTGCTTTCAAATTTTTGAAGCCAAGCATTTTTAGTAAACTTAGATTCATTTGCTAATCTTGTATTTAAAAAATTTTGTTTATATGCTTCAGAATCTGCTAAAAAATTATTTGTTGCATCTGTTGGATATGGATTATTTTTATGTTTATCAAAAATATTATAAAGTTCATTCCAAGATTCGTTTTCATATTCTGATGATTTAATTTTTGCTTCTTCTTTTTTTTCAGCAACATAATATTGAGAAATAGCAGAACCAATACCAGTTAAACTTGTGCTAAGTGGAGCTTGTATGTTTGCTTGAACACTAGGTGTTGCAGTAGTAATTTCTCCTTTTGCTGCGTATGTTGGTATTTTTGGCATAATAATTATCCTTGCATTGCTAGTAAGCTAGTTCCTGTTTGTGTTATTGTTTGTAGCTGTGCCATACGAGCCTGTTGTCTAGCCATTTGACCTTGTATTCTAGCAAAGTTAGCTTCTTCAAATTTTCTTGCTTGACCTATTTTTGCATTATATTCCATAATATCTTTTTCTAATTCAGCTTGTTCAGCATTATATCTTAATACTCTTAATCCAGAACCAGAAAGTTCTGCACCAGATTTTATTATTGATGTTGTTGCTTGACCTTGTAGTTGTTGAAATTGTTTATCAAATCTAACTAAATCTGTTTCTAATTGTTTTTCAATTTGTGCTGCTTCTTGTTCGGCAATTTGTGCATTTCTATTTTGAACAGCTTGATTATATTTACCTGCTGCTCCTTGTTGTTGAAATTGTAATCCACCTAATGCTCCAACTGCTGCCATTTGCCAACTCATTAGAATAACCTCGCATACATATATTGATCTGAACCATCAAAGCCAAATTTTTTCATTAATCCTTCTTCCTCTAAACCTAACCACTTAGCAAATTTTAAGCCAGTTGTATAGTTTGCTCTTACAGCAGTTTGAACTCGATTGATATTATTTTCTTTAGCAATCCTTGCAAAATCTTTTCTTATAGCTCTTGCGACTAGCAAAGGATGATCTAAAGCATCTTTAGTAGCTAGTACCCAACCTTCTGCAACACCATTCCATATTACTTTCATACCTGCAGCAAAGATAGGTTTACCATTAATCATACCAGTAAATGCTAAGTTATCTTGTTCTAGGTTCTTTGCGTTACCATCAAACTCCATATCCTTATCCATTAATGTATGATTCATTTGTTGCTTCATAATGTATTCTCCATGCTCTGCTTTATATGACACTATATTTAATATTCTATCCATCGTTTGTTTGAAGTTTAGGATATAATGACAGTATCGTCAAAGGCAAAGGTTGTGTTTGTCTAACAAATATAAAACCATCTGTTTCATAGTTTCCTCTAAATTCTATTTCTTTATCTCCTGTGAATACATTGATCCCACTATCCATTGCGTTAGCTGAAGATCTAAAAGGTATTCGTTCCATGTTATTAAGATCTGGACCAATCTCCACACCAATACTTTCGTAAAGTCTAGCAGTAATCTCATAGATTCTTTTAGTTTTACTTTGTGATGTACCATTCTGTGAACCAGCATCTATTCTCATTGTTTGTAATAATGACGTATAACTTAATCCAACTTTAACTTTATTTGCAGATCTATCTAATGTGATTGATCCAGAGCTAACAGTTTTATCTGGATGAGTTGCACCATCTGCTAATATTGAAACTGTCTCACCTTCAAGATGATCAAGACCAGATATAGTTGTAACAGGTGAACCATCATAAGATAACTGTGAATCTAAAAAATTAAATGAAGTATCATCTGTTTCATCAAAATCATATTGATGAATATATTCTACATATCTTTTTGTTGCACCATTGATTGTTCTTTTATTAATTACCCATGTTTGATATTCTGAATCGTCTGTTGGAATTGTAGCAACACTATCGCAAACTGTATTACCACTTGAAAATGTTCCACCAAAAATATGTCTGTGCCAAGCAACTACTTGCTGTTCTCTTTGATAAGTTAATCCAACTAACTGACCATCATTTCTTACACCCCAAATAACTTGGTTAGGTTCTTGTTGATAAGATAGTTGTTTGAATCCACCTTCTGAAATATGTTCAGCAAGGATTGTTAAGTCTGGAGCTACATAACCATCTACATCAAAGTTGTATGCTAGTTCTCTTAACTTTCTTCTAGCTCTTTGTAAAAACAAAGTAGCATTACCAACAGCTAAAGCATCTACGTTTGCTGCACCATTGTTAGATTGTTTTTTAATTAATATATTTGTAGGTGTAATTGCAATATCAGTTCCACCCCCACTAACTGCAAACTCACCACCAGCAGTACCAATGATTAAAGTTCTTGTAGCTGTCATAAATCTAATTGCGTTTACTTGGTTGGAAGCAATCGTATAAATGATAGCATCATCATCTGCTACTGTGCCATGATAATTATCATCCATGTTTTCATAATCACCAGACTTTGAAAAAAATAATGTTTGTGGTTGTGATAAGGTTGCTGCGAATACTAATCTTTGTTCAAAGAAGGTTACGCAAGAAGGATGACCAGTAGTGTCTGAGAATGATCCTAATGCAAAATCTGTTGATGCTGAACCATTTGATATATCTGCTATTACTTCCATATCAACAACAGTTGATGATGTATATCCTGTTATTTTTACATGACCATCAACCATGTGAACTAATCTTCCCACATCAGTAGATAACCATCCTTGATTAGAATTAACTCCAGTAGTTGATGACAAAGTTAATGTTCCTGTTTGACCAACATTCGTATGTGATGCAGTTAATGTTGTTGTTTCAATATTATGATCCATGAATGGACCATTCTGAAAATCAACACTTGTTAGTGTCCAGGATGTATGACCTGTTCTAGCTAATTTTTTTACTGGATGATTGGGATGACAAATGTACATAACATCTGCTGATTGTGCATATTTAATATCAAATAATTCTGCTTCTAAATATGGTGAACTAATTTCATAAGCTGAACCACCAGATAATATTTGACCATTGTCTTTATAAAATCTTATGTACTGTTCTCCAAACTCTAACATATAAGTTTGTGTTGTACTAAACTCAAAAGGAATTAATCTTGTTTGCTTAGAACTATCTTTTACTTCTGCTACAAACTGTGTACCACTTCTTCTTGCTGCACTACCATGAGGGTAAACAATCATATTTTCTAAAGTCTTACATCCCGTAGGATATTTAGCTAAATCATTTCTACCATCTAGTCTTGGGGATAACTCGCCACCTGTAAAGTTCGTTAATTGAACAGCAACTCTAGCCATGGGTTAGTACCTTGCGTTTATAAATGAAGAAGCTCCAACAACATCTGATTGACCATTATCTGGATTTGTATTTTGACCTTCAGTAGCATCTACAAATCTTGCTTCTTTTAATTTATCTTGAAACAAATTGTACATATTAGAAGCAACAGGATTAGAAGATGTAACTGCGTAGGCAATGTCAGCAGCTAATGCAGCAGAGATTGTTTCTCTTAGTAACTCATCATATTGATTGGGATCAGTAATTCTTGCTACATATTGTATCTTAACTGTATCATGATTTGCTACAATCTTTCTACCTTCAATTTTATAATCATAGTCATAATTTAAAATTGTTAAAACTCTCAAGCAATCAGCAGGTAAAGTAAACTGATAACTAAAACCCCATGAAGGTGTTTCAGTATCTCTAGCTAGTTCAACTCTTTTAATTAAACAATTCCAAGGATGAGATCTAAATAAACTATCTCTAACTTGTGTGTATCTTGCATTGCAAAGTCTTGCGTTCTTTGAATCTTCTGTAAGTGTAAGTATTGTTGATGCACCAAGTTGGTTTAATGCTCCATTACAAATGTCTACTACTGATGCCATATTATTTCCTTATTATATACTTTCGTCTTATCTGTCTATCTTTTTCTAATGCAAAAATCTCATGCTCTGTTCTTTCATTCTTTGCATCAAAACCATAATGGAATTTACCATCATTCTTAAATCTGTCTACCAATACATATCTATATACATATTTTCCTTTCTTAAAATGTAGTATCGTTTTTAAATCTTTTACTTGTTTCATAAGCATTCCAGGGGGTTTCCACTCTCGCTTCCACCCCCTAAAATTTTATTGATTAAGCTTCGTATGCTTGAATCTTAACTACTTTTTCTTCTTCCATTCTAGTCGCACCGAATGCAGCAGAATAGTAGACTTGAGTAGCGTAACCTTTATCAGATCTTTCATCGATTCTAGCAGTTGAATCTTTTCCAACAGCTAAAGCGATTCCATCACCAACAAAAGCAATACAATCTCTGATTTGAGACGCAACAGCTAATCTGTTAGACACAACGAAATTAAATCCTAAGAAAGTATTAATGTCGCCTTGTGCTAAAGCTTTAACTGTATTGAAGTCACTTGAAGATACTTCAGTAGTTCCTAATAGATCAGAGATCTGTTTAGGAGATACGATGATGTGTCTTGGAAGTGAAGGATCAACGTCAGCAAGATCGATGATTTCTTTTGCTTCTCTTAGTTTAGCGATAGTCATACCAGTTGTACCGCCTTCAGTTATGATTTGACCAGCAGGTAATGCAACAGCAGTACCACCAGCTACACCAGTATCAGCAGAACCAGTAGCAGCAGTAATGATAGCGTCATCCATAGCTCTACCCATTGCATAAGCAGCAGCTTGTGCGTAGCTAGAAGTAGGATCTACTAACATTCTTACTTTATCTAGATCATCAACTAAGTCTGCAAACTCATAGTCAACAAGTGAAACTCTTCTTCTTGAGTGAGGAGTATCAGCTTGTGGAGTGTCTGAGTGTCTAGTTGATCTTACTGTAGCAGTAACGCTTCCGATTTGATCGAAGAATGCGTTCTTACCAGTTACAGATTCTAATCTTACTTTATCTCTAAGAAGAGAACCTTTTTGTTGTGATAACATTTGTATGTTTGAACTGTATTGTTCTACAAATGCTTTTGTTATTTCAGTTGACATATTATGTCTCCTTCATTGTTAAGTTAATGTTAAAACAAAACAGAGACGTTATCAGAAATTCTGGCTTCTCTTGGATTTAAAGTCTTTTAGACTACAAGTCTATTCCTTGTTGTCAGTAAGGTTCTTTCGAATTGTCTTACTTTTCTTAGGCGAATTTTCATCCGCCTTAGAAATCCATTTATAATATTCTTCGCAGATTGGCAAGGGATTAGATTTTTGATTTTCTGATCCACTTTCTACTACAATACGAAGAACTTCTAATTTTAATTCTTTGTTATCCATTGTTCATAGTTCTTAAAGTAAATACTTGCTGTACTACTTTATCATGATCTGGATGAGCTTTATTCCAATATGGACCATCTCGATCATTAACAATTTTACTAATCTCAGCTTCGTAGTCTGTACCTTTATCTACGTTTTCGCTTTCAGTACCAACTAATTTGTCTTCAGATAAAAGATTAGCAATGTTTGCAAAACCTTTGATAACTTCTGGATGATCTCCTAATCTTGTTCCATCTTGAAGTTGTAAATCTAATATCTCAGCATTCATATTTGCTTTAGCAACTGATCCTGCTTTCTTGATATTATTTTCATAGTTACTACCCCACTCTTTACGAAGTTCAGCTTCAGCATTTGCTTGAGCAGTCTCAGTATCTATTCTTGCTTGTTGTGCAGAACCTTCCATAGAATTTTTATAAAACTCTAAGATACCTTGTGCTTGTTTATTATTTAAACCAAGTTGATGAGCATTCTCTGCAAATTGTTTTATTGCACCTTCATCTAATGGTACAACATCTGAGTTAGCTTCTAGTTTATATTTGTCTGGTGATTCTGGTCTACCAAGCTTTCCATAAACTTCATTCCATTGATCATCAGTTGAGTTTTCATTTGGTATTGCAACTTTATCTTGACCAATCATTCTAGTTGCGTTGATATAAGATTTAGCTAACGCATCTATTTCAGTAAACTTAGAAATGTTTGGATCATTTCTAAACTCTTCTGAGATTGTTTCTTTCCAAGATTTAGCAACAGTTGGTTGTTCTGCTGTTGTTGAAGTAACTGGTTGTTCTGTTACTTGAGGAGTGTCTGTAGTAGTTTGTGTCGTTTCTTCTACAGGCACATCAGTTTGTGTTATCTGTTCACTTGACATTCTTATTCTCCTTTTGCAGCATTGATTTTATAAATAGAAGTACGCTGCGTTGACCTTCCATATATGCACTCTCATGGCTATCACCTTTTACATTGGTGGTAGAATGATAATGACATCTTTTTTCTAAGTCAGACAAAACCTCTTTGCCTTCGTCTGTATTAAAAATATATTGATAATT